AAAAACTTTATACTTTTTTTTGTTCAATACAATTCGATTTTTTAGTTCAGTACAAATCGAGTCTAGATAACAGAAAAAAACTTTATACTTTTTTTTGTTCAATACAATTTGATTTTGTTGTTTCAGTAGAATTCGAGATTTTTTGTTCAACACAATTCGATTTTATTTTTCATATAATACAATTCGATTTTTCAGTTCAACACAATTCGATTTCTCAAGTGGTTCTATTTTTAACTTTTCGATTTTACTTTTTTGAGATAACATTAAAATGCTAACAATTGATGAATGACCATTGTTTTCTTGTTGTTGTTCATTGTTTTAAAGTCTTTCATATATGCGAGAATCATAGGGTAGGGTATATAATAAATGGGTTGAGTAAAACAAATAAACAGTCAGTCGCCAACTACAACTGAAATACAATGGATTTAGATTTTGACAACATAGAAAGATTTGTGTTTGCACATGACCTGGGAGTATATACTCCGGAAGTGTTCAACGAGTTTTTGAATCATTTTCAAGATGTTTCAAATGTCATCAATTTACTAGAGGTAATAAATAATTCAATTCAGTACACATTATTTATAACGCAATAATTTCATCAATGTAGGATCAAATATCATATATCGCTGTATCTGATGTAGCTGTAGAATGTACTAAAAATAGTTTTCAAAATATATATCTGCATAACGCAAATGGAAAATGTGCCACATTTAATTTCAAGGCTCTCAACACCTTCATTTCCAAACATTATCCAGATCAAAGAATTGGACTCTTTTTATCGACGACAAGTACGTTATCACCCGCACAGATTAACGAATGTAAAATCAATGTGGATTGTACCATTCGTTTGGTAACACTATTATTGGTTGCTTCAAATGTTTCTATTATAAAGGGATACGTTCCATGGATGCATATTGTATCGCCCACAGTTTATTGTAATGGAATACAATTCATGTATGATCTGTGTGATATACATACATTGTTTGTTGATGACGATTGGGATCGTGTTTACAACGAAGTTCGAGGATTATATAATCATGTTGATGTAAAATATAATCACATTACACGCATCACAGATTTCAATTGTATTATTAGTGATCATCGGCTACCTGAGGTGTGCAAGTATTTTATGAAATTAGAATACATGTTCCGAAAGAAGTTGGCTTGTGGTAATTGTTGGAATTTTTTGGCGAGAATTTCGAACTACAACTGTAAATCCAGTGTTATTGAGCATATGAAGTCACTCGTCCAATTCAACCCACTATTGTGCGCGATTTCAACATATTTAAATGATGCGATTATTATTCTATGCACATTTCTTAGCGTATTATTGGAAAGTCATCTAGATATTTGTAATGACATAAAACAATTGTATATAAAAACTCTCCAAACGTTGGATTTTTATGAAGGTGATTTTCAAAGGACGTCCTTTAACGTTGACGGTTTCGTTTTACCAGTGACTACATACATACAAAATCATTTAAATTTATTGCAATATCCATTGCAGTTAGCTGTTGATGAACTTTTTATTAAAACGGTTTCCAATTGTGTCCATGTAAATAAATCACAGTTGAACGTGTCTGAACGTATTAAATGTACTATTATACCGGATTATGAAGTGCAGCAGGGTGAAAATCGAGATGCAATAAATTGCTACAATGACCGTGTCATTGCAAATACGTTTTTTCCGAATATGGAATTTCGAATTGCAGTACATCAATATCGTGAATTTTTCACGGTAATATATTGGATACTGTGTAAAGTATTACCAATAGACCGGATTCACTTATACCATTTGCACAAGTATTCGTACTACCGTTTATTGATTGGCGAGTGCTATATCAGTAACGTTCCTGGTGTTTATTCGTATTGTAAGACTCCGGTATTTTTAAAGGCGTGGTACCAGATGGAATTGGGAGGGGAGTTGTACCTATCGACTAATCGTGATGAATTTTTGGAATTCCACAAGATATATAAATTTGGTGAGGTATATTTGGATTTGCTAAAGGATATGAGATGTAATGTCGATTATCAACAACTGAAGAATAAAATTATAGGATTTGATCGAAAAATATTTACGCTTGCCTTTCCCAGGGTTCAGATGTTTCCAATTTTTGATACTATTGTATTTCGGTTGATGCGGCTACTAAAAACTAACATTGACGAAGAATATACGTTTTCGTGTGATCCGTTAACAGATTTACGTGTGTATCCAAAACACGAAATCGAAGGTCCCACGTTTAGATTGGATGTTGGTGAAAAGGTTCGTGTGCTTATATGTCGTGACTCGTATTTTGGTATTAAAGCCACTTCAGTCCAGCATGCAAAAATGGCTAAAGGGAAAACGTCTAACATTATGAAAGTGAGATATAATGTTCAGAATACTATGTTTAAAATTTTTGATGTTATGCTACGAGCAAATATTGGCGTTCCAACATTAGAAGAATTTAAAGATTATTTTTATTTATGTACATCAATCCGCAGAAATAATTCGTCAACTGTTTATTATATTTACCCTATAAATATACTGGAACAAATCGAAAAATTTTATAACATCTACGTAGAATATGTACACCGTCGTATTATATGTTAATATTTATTATCTCTTATTACTCTGGTATTAGGATTTATTATTATATTCAATGGGTTATTGTGGGAATAAATATTAATTTTGTTCAGTATTCTAACGTTTTTGCATTGATTAACATATTAAAATAATAATGGGTGGCGATGCTGTTAAAGTTCTTGATGATTGTCATATATTAATACGCGAGTTTCAAGAACAACTTGAACCCGATTTTTCATTGCTTCGTCAAGAGTTGCACGATAACGATCCACCGGTAGATAATTGTTTACGTGAAAAAATACAAAAATGGAAATTGGAGTCTTATCAATATAGAGAGCGTATTAAAAACATGCGTGTAAATATTTTATATATAAAATCGCAAATCGAATGCAGTAATCATATGTTTAATCAGCTTTCGAGTGTAGAAAGAGAAATGGGGATGTGTTATATGTATATTATCGGTTTTATCTCTGAGCTTGAAGAAATCAATTTAAAAAATTATTACTAATCTTTTTTTAATACTAATATATCTCTATATACTTCTGGTATATAAATAAATGTTTCAATAAATAATCGTATTACAGTATGGCAGAACCAATTCGTGAAATAAATACAGACACTGAGAGTGACTGGGTGTACAATAATGTAAACTGCAGGAAACGTATTTATTCAAATCAAGATGAAGTAATTATTAATAAAAAACGTTATATCGGAGAGGATATAGTGATGCCGTTGATGCTGAAGATAATGGAGAAGGATAAAATAATTAAACGGTATATGTGTATTGAATCTAATTTACGGAATGCAATTAAAGAATATTTAGACCAAATTGCGCGTTATAAAGTGGCATTTAAAAATAAAAGTGTGTCTAGTGGTGATCAATGTATTATGATAAAAAAATTATTATATATATATTATTCGGAGTATTTAAATGAAATTTTATTGTTAAGTGTAATGAATAGTAGTGATGTTCAACATCAACTAGATCAATTTGATAAAAATAGTCGATGTTTATTTTCCATAGCATTTAATGATTTGGACCTGATTATATCGCTATTCAAAAAATCAATATGTAAAATGTATCCGAAGGAGGTAATGAGAATAGATAAACATACACCGTCTATTATTCAAATAGGAACTAGACATATTAAAATAAAGAAGGGGGTACTTTTAAATTTTACACGCATTAAATTAAAGTTTGAATCAATGTTACATAAAAAGTATTCCCATGTAATAATTAAAGAAGTGTAATAGAATCAAATATGTCAGCACCTCTCGAATACGTGTTAATATTGTGAACGAATTGTTATAATTTGAAAGTTAAATAAAGGATTTTTTATTGTAATTTATTGTTTTATTTTCTATTTAAGATCCACCAAAAATATATTCAATATGAGTCAACAGCTTGGCGCATCGTTGACCGACATAGATTTAAATAATGCAGGATTATATGCGTGGCACCTATCGAACAATTCATTTATATCAAGATTTCGGAACCGGTTCAACAATATACCTATAAATTATGTAATACAGAGTGGAATACACACATATTACGTTCCACCGGCTTTACTCGATAAAGCGATAACCACCGATATAACCTTTTCCAGGGAAGGCTGTGATCAGGTTAATTGTTATCCATTTAGCGAACAGAATCCAATTGAACCATCCACCTTGTTCGGGGTTACACAAACCAGTGAAACGCCGGTATTTTATGGGCAACCTGGTTGCTATAATTTAGATGTTAATGCGGCAATGAAGGAAGATACAGAAAATGCGATACAATCAATGGAAACCAGATTCCATAATAATCGATGTATCATTATGGATTCAATTACAAAACATTATTTGAATGCACCATTCATTCGAACGGAAAATAATATGCAGCGGGGGATTGATAATGTTCCAGGTTTCAATATTGGTTATGCCAGCGATGTATTTCCAGAGGCGTATCAGGGATCGTTTAATTGGCAATATTGTGATGCTTTTGCACGAGATTTAATTAACGGTGAATGTTCGTATCAATGGTGGGAATTAGCTATAGCCTCTGTATTGGGCGATTCAATTTATTCGACGTTTAAAGGATTTATCCGAGAATTAGCCATGGGTGTTCGTAATTTTGATTATTCGCGTCCTCATCCTGATCTACCACCGAAACCTGTCGTAGATCCTGAAGAAGTATTGAAAACCTGGACTGATTTGCGTGATTCTATGATAGATGAACCATTTGAAGAATCATTAACGGATACTGAAACATTTTCAATTGAACATACCTTGGGAATTACATTGAATCAAGAATTACATTATGTTGCCAATGAAGGATTTTCAGTAGTCGACAAACCCGACGCCGTAGAATATCAACCTAGAATTGCACACACGTCGTCGAGGATCGGCCGTCCGGTGACGGATGAAATTGAATTTTCACAAATGATCATTATGGCATTGGAGGATGAACAATCGTTTGATGATATGTTACACGATTTTATGCATGATAATATTTTTATTGCATCTATTATAACTAGTATTGGATTCGATTTACTCACTGACGGATTTAAAGCGATTATGAAACGGGCGGCTACCAGACTAATACCGATGATGGAACGTGTCTTGCTACAAGGAACGCAAACAATCACGCGACGTTTAATGATGGAAACTTTTAAAGCAGCATTAGTACAGAATCTATCGCGAATGGGTATACGTTTATTGAGTTCAATTGCCAAAGCAATTGCCAGGTTTGCGGTAGCAGCCAGCAGTGTTATCGGAATTGTGTTAATATTTTTGGCCATTGCTGATATATTATTGAGTTTCTGGGATCCGTACGGTTATTCAAATATATTTCCATATCAATTTCTGGTTGATATGTCGTTTAATTTTTTGGAGGCATTTTTCGACAACAATGGAACACGCGACGTCGTCGAATTGGTGCCTCGTGTATTTGAACAATATTTACCTGATGAAGATGACGAGATTAATAGCATGAACAGTTTCATTTCTATGCTTGAGTATGTTGGGAATTTAGAAGTTAACTCCGATGGTCAACTGTTATATTTACGTGAAAGTAATCCGTTGTTACCTGAGGATTTAAGTCCAATCAGGTTGACGGCTGTCGTTTTCAATGCAATAAATTTAAAAACATATAATGACCTATTGAGACATGTTGAACGTATGAACACATTGAATAATATAGATAACACAGCATTACGATTAAAGTATTGGTATGAGTATCCGCTTGGCATATTAGCTGGTGCAATCCCGCCGATCGTGATAATATCATCCTCAGTAGCACTTATATATTTATTGTACCGACAACGTTTTTACAGTGATCGATTTATAATTATTTTGTTTCTATTTTTATTATTTATTGCATTTGTTATTTTTATCATTTATAAAGTTGGGTTTTTCACAAACATTTTTACTAATAATGTTTATACACGAAACATTAACTATGGAACGGATACCGCGTTCACTTGAGCCATTGATTGTGATATTATCACAGTATTATGTATTATCAATAAAAGGTTATTCGTACAATAAACATACTGATATACTTGAACATTCGATAAAGAGATTATTTGATAACAAATTTAACATAAATATCACATTTTTTCGATATAATAAAACAGCAGCTTTATCTGCCGATGATAAAATTTACAATCCTGATAATTTAATATTGTTTTCCAAATTAATATTTCAAGATATGGTTGGAATTAATTTAAATATGATCTTGATGTTTCTTGAATCTGTTGTTCGAGAAAGTGTTTCATACATACCAAAAATCTATAACATATTCCTCCAGGACATCAATAAAAACACAACATATCATCGTAAAAATTTATATGTGCATATCAAACAGATTGTTTTTGAACGAGGATACGAAAACTATTATACATTCGGTCAACAATTGAATGTTGCGATAACCACTAACCAAATGCAAACCTCATTGAATTTTAAACATATGCAGCAGAATGTATCAATTGCGGATAGGGGCTGGGAGAATCCGATAATATCTATGCAGCTGAAAAAGATCGAGCTTGTTGATCTATTAAATGTACCAAAGAAACCTAATCTTTTACTGGTATTCGAAGTGCTTGCGGTCAAAGATGAAAGTATTTTCGACGAAATAATACAATATATTACACAATATGATAAAATAAAAGTGCATTATAACACAAAGTATAAATCGATTATTTGCATCGATGCCACCAATGATTCATTGGAGAATGTTAATAATCATTTGCAAGTGCTGCTATCCGGAAAATATATTCAGCTAATATTTACATCTAATATAATGGCTTTGATTAATAATAGGGAACCGGAATATTATTTCTATTACTCAATAAAGTATTATTACTATTTGGTAACGGGAAAGTACTTCTTTGACAACGATCAATTCATATTGATGGTAATATATATTTTGGCATATCTGCATTATTATAACAAGGGCAGTCTAAACAGTTTTAATTTGGAAAAGCAGTCACATTTCAATCCACTTCAAGCAAATTCAAGACGTTTATGTTCCTTGCAACGGGCTGCTCATTCGAAAAGGCAGATCGAAAATGAGGTAACAACAAAAATAAATTTCATCGAAGGTACCAACATCAATTGCAGCGGTAACATCAATTCTTTTATAATGAATATATGTAATAAATAATAATTGTATATCTGATTTTAATATTTTTATTGTTAAAAATCTTTTATAACATAGAATAAATGAAATTAGAATCTGTAATTGGTGTGGTATAAACTGTCACGTCGATTAGCATAATAGTTATTCATGCGTTGATCACGTCTGTTATCTTTATGGTGCTTACGCCATTTATATCTTGAGTTATAAACGTCGTCCGAATCACTATAAATATCATAACAATGTTCTTTGCAGTCCCGTTTGTCCGAATGATGCGGATGGCATTTCTTCTTGTTACAACATCCATTCAAACGATCAATTGCATTATAATTCAAATATTTCCTATTGCGGAGGCAGCGGTTCCTCTTGAAATATGCATTGATATGGCCAGTTTTTCCGATGTTCCTGGTGAATTTACTAGCATCACATTTCAAGATGTAACGGATGAATTTAACTGGACGTGTACGCTTACGGATTTTACATTGCGAAATGATATCATCATGGCATCTTTCGTATGGGAAACGGTGTAATATTGTCTGTAATACTTCAAATGGATTGTCAATACAACTAGTATCAAAATAGAATCCTCGTAGTTCTGTTGTTAGTGTTGTGTGATTTTCATTGTATTCGTTCAATTTTACGCGGAGCAATACATTTACCGAATTTTCATCCTCTTGGAACAAGTAATCTGTTGGTGTATTTTCGTTATCTACTACTACATAGTATGGATCAGCTGTTTTATTTTCAGTGTCAAATGGATGTACGAACGTTGTGGATTTTCTCAGATTCTCCCCAACTTTAACGGCGTAACGATAACGTTCTTGACACTTCATGTTTTGGACATCGAATGTGTGATCGTATTCCAATTTCAATTCGGTATAAATCGCACGAATGTCTCTGTAATCTTCAATTTTCAAGTTCAAGAAATACAGAATATCGAAATATCTTGCCAACACCTTTACCAATCTGAACGCTGTTTCAGAAGCATTTTCAAGGTAGACTCCGGCTTGGATGAAACGTAAATCACATTTACGAACCTTGGTTAAATTTTCCAAATAATCCAAATCAAGCTCATAATCATCCAATACAATATTGCGTTCGACATTCCCAATACGGATGCATAAATGATTTGTACCAACTTTAAATGTTATGTAATTGATTGCATTTATACGTCTGAAATCAACTTCGTGAATGTTAACGATTTCGTCGAACTTTCCACGATCACCTGATACGATTGGAGCGATATCGACAACGTTAAATCCTCGTGGAAGTATATCGTTTACCGGGAATAGGTTATGTTCGACCATTACATTCAAGATCAATGCAATATGACAACTTTCATGATGAATTGTAAAATCATAATCGAAGCAATAGTCGTGTAATGCGCCACAATAATTTGTATTGCGGTGTAACACATTAGATGTAATATTTTGCGTTTGTGTAATATCCTTGATGGGTATTACTTTGAAGTCTTCACAGTCGTCTGTAATCAATGTAACCGAATTCAAACGGTATTCAGATTTAATTTTACATAAATTGTGACGTCCTTCGCAGATATTAATTGCTTGGTTGCAATGTCCATCGAAGACATAATCTTTACTGTCAATTACAATGACAGTATTACACAATGGTAAATCAGCACCATCTAATTTTTCTTCACAAGGTTTCGAGTGAATTAATTGGGCCGCTACTTGTAACGGTTTAACCGGTAATGATAAATGAAGCCGTCCCAAAGATACCACTAAGGCATTAAATTCGCTGCGATAATCTTGCGGAATAATCCAGTCAGTTTGCTTTAGTTTCTGATGGAAATATGCAACTAATTGCTCATCCATTGATTCGACTGTGATAATTTTAACATCACTACGAACTAAAATTTCATCTCGATTATCATACTCCGAACGAGCTTTTAACTCAATTTGGAGCGTCGTTAAAGGCAAAACAAAAACACATTTTTCTCCAAGAGTTACATTCGCAACGACTTGGTTCTTGTAACAATCTTGGTTGGCGATTACATTTATTGTATATTTATGTGGATTGTCTGGTAAACAATCAACTGCTGTTGCATCAAGAATCCTCAATTGACCCGGAACTAATGCCAAGGTGATATGGAATGTATCATTTGAGAAGGTCACTTCTCCGATTTTGATGAAATAGAAAATACCAAAACCTCGATAACGCACACCATAGCATACGTTACATTGTACAAATGATTGTTTTCCAATTACATATGATTTACGTAAATTGTCTTCCGATAAATAAAGGGTTTCATTGCGTTCGTTTATCAATACCAATGAACAGTCTTTGTATTGACAGTTGCCCGGTTTAATAATTTGATCTGCAGCTTTACACTTAGATGTATACCAATTACATCCTTCAGTGATGATTGTCAGATTTAGAGAGAATGTTTTAATTAGGGTGGTATCTTGAGCATTTTCCCTTTGAATTTCATTTAGGAAACGTTCGAAACCGGTCAGATCGTTTACTCCAACATCACCGTTACAGAAATTCCTTTCAAACAAATCGTAAATATTTTCGCTGCGGAAAAATTCATTGATTGCTTGTTGTTTGATCAAACTTTGATAAATTACGGTTACTATTTCAATATTACATTTGGTTGATTTAACTTCACTCCAATCTGTAATTATTGTGTCCGGAACATTTAAATTTTTCAAGTATACAGGCAATACAATGGCAAATTCCTCATCGGCAAATGTGGGTGTGAATGATAGGTATAGGGTACGTTCATTACGATCGTATCCGATACAACGAATTGTGCATACAGCAGGCATATTATGAAATCGTGTAAAAAATGCACTTATATGTTAAAAATGCAAAAATTGAAAAATGTATTTTTATCTTAATGAACGCGATAATATCTTTGTTGTGAATTTTGTGCATCATAGAATTTTGAATATCTATTTCGTATACGCGACGATGGGGATTGGTATTTATTCACATAATCGCTATCGTCCGATGAACGACGATCGCCGCGTATATATTTTCTGGTTAGTACACGCTGTTGTATATTAGATAATGAAATAATTCTATCAAGTTGTTTAACTAGATAAAAATTGCATATGATAGATATTAGGAGGGCGGCAATTCCCAACCCAATGATGATATTTAGATAAAACAATTTCAAATCCAGATTATTACACATTTTGTTTAAATCGTTTATTGTTAAAATATTTTGATATAAAATATAGAATTATGGATAGCAATAGAATTATTCCTATTATAAATAATACAATTGAAAATACACCTTGCTTATATATATACTCCAGGCTGCTGTTTACATTCTCATCCATTGGTATTGGCTGTTGTCGATTTGTAGCCGTAACTGTTGAGTCGTTGTCCAACAGTTTCAATCTATAACGTTGAATTTCCGGAGAAAGGGAATAGGTTAATGGTAATATATTATTTAACGACGGTTCCATAATATCTGTTGTAAAACTATGATTTCTTTATAAAATTTCGATATCAAACGTTGATCATCGGTTTCTTGAAGTGATCGGGTCTTAGATGATGTTACTGAATTAACCAATTCTGGAATTTCGATTGATTGACTCTTTCCACGTTTAGTAGCCTCATTTGCCAAAAATTGGAATATAGATTGGGTTTGAGAGGCGGTTGTTAACGATGCGATATTTTGCTTGGCTGATGAAACTAACTTTCTTAATTCAGGTTTCAACAAGAAACTATACATCTTATCATTCGAACCATTCATAAAGATATCTGTTATTATACCATTGATCAAATCCTTTAGATCGTTAATGCTTGGATATGCTCCACTGGTAATTTTGTTAACAATCTCGTTCGGAATCAAACTGTTTGATAACACCATTTTTACAAAGTTGGTTAACTCTCGTTCACGTATATTCGGAACGTACAATCGTTTATTGACAACAGAATCTTTCATCTGATAATACATAGAATTTGTTAGAAATTGTGTTGCATAACCAATATCCAAACGCATTGAATTAGCAAAGTTTAAAAACTCCCTGCTTGAAGTGAATTTATAATTAAATATACTTTCAATTTGTGGCAGTTTGGATTGAATTTCTTTAACCCCCTTTTCACTCGATCCAACTGAACCAGTACCAGTTAAACGGTCGATGCATTTCAAATCAGTCAATGTGGAATCGTCGACTAACAGCTGCTGTTTTATATTAACTGGTAATATTGAAGGATCTTCAAATTTTGAACACGACTGGTTTATCAATTGGATCAATGGAGCGATTTTCGGAGGTGGTAGTTTCATACTACCATTGGCAAAATGATCGTAAAACAAATAATTTAGAATTTCACATGTTTTATCTGTGTATTCTGTTTCGGTAGATGTTATATAGAACGTTTCTCCCGGCGATCTATTCATGATCCAATGGTATCAATGGTCGAATGTAAGCACGACTTTCCTTTTCGGGTTCCAATTGAAAACTGATTGTTGCACTTAATAGTTTATCATATACTTGCGGAAAATGTATTTCGAATTGTTTATGATCGGCATATGATTTGGCATCTTCTTGT